CATCTCACATCACAATCGCTGGTGTTACAACAGTAACCGGTGTTGCGATTGGTGGAACTGTAGCAACTCAAATTGATGTACAGGACTTCACTGTTCTTACGACTAAATTACAGTCATCTAGCGATAATACTCTTTATACTCGTTTACCAAAAAATAATATCGCGACAGTAGATCTGACTAGTGCCAATATCACTATCAGAAAAGAATTTACTGTTAATATTTCCAGTAATCAACTTTCATCAAATGTTTCTGCTGGAGAAAATGAAACTTTCTTGCCTTTTGATGAAGAAAGATATGCCCTGGTGAGATCAGATGGAACAACAGAAACTCTTACTTCAGATCGTAATGTATTCTCTGAGGGTGGGACGAGACTCCAGATTAAAAATCTGGGAACCGATAACACTGGTGCAACTTTGATCACAACTCTTAAAAAAGAGAAACCAAAGGCAAAAGTTAAAATTAGAAATAGAGTTAGTAGTGTAGTTGTTGATAAGTCAAAACTTACTGCATCTGGGATTGGATCCACCACACTAAATGATGGACTTACTTATGGTGCGTTCCCATTTGGAACAAGAGTTCAAGATGAAAGAATCTCTTTAAATGTACCTGATATTATTAATATCCATGGTATCTTTGAATCTGCTGACACTGATGCAGCATCCTCACCAAAGGTAACTCTTACTAATCTCAATAGTTCATCAACAACAACATCAGAATTTACTCTTGGTGAGCAAATTGTAGGTCAAAATAGTGGTGCCGTAGCGATTGTTGCGGAAAAATTATCTGATAGTCAAATTTCCTTCCTTTATAAGAATGACATCCTCTTTAGAGAAGGAGAACCCATTGTTTCCGCAGAAACTGATATTCAAGGAACAATTTCTGCTCTTGATGCTCCTAGTTTTGATATCTCTGGAAACTATACTTTTGTTGATGGTCAAGAAGAAACTATTTACAACACTGGTTTCTTAAAGAGAAAGGCAGATTCTTTAGCGCCAGCAAAACAATTAAAAGTATATTTCAGTAATGGAAGTTTCCAATCCACAGATGATGGAGACATTACCACGATTGAGTCGTATAATTCATTTGATTATTCAACTGAAATTCCATCTGTAAATGGAACTCCTGTCAGTGACATTATTGACATTAGACCTAGAGTTTCTGACTACACTGTATCTGCGGATTCTAGATCTCCTCTAGAGTTTTTGGGAAGATCTTTTAATGCTAGTGGAAACTCAGCAGCAAATGTTTTAGCTTCTGACGAATCAATTCTCACTACCTTCTCTTATTATCTTGGCAGAATAGATAGAATTTTCCTGACAAAAGAAGGAAAGTTCCAAGTAAAATATGGAGAACCAGCAGAAAGACCTGCGAAACCAGGTCCTGTTGATGATGCTATTGAAATTGCCAGTATAACTCTACCACCATACTTATATTCTACTGCTTCAGCAAGCATTACTTATCTGGAGCATAAGAGATTCACCATGAGCGACATTCGTCGCATTGAAAATAGAGTTAGAAATCTTGAGTATTACACAACACTCTCTTTATTGGAGACTAATACTGCAAACTTATTTGTTCCAGATAATGATGGTTTGAATAGATTCAAGTCTGGATTCTTTGTAGATAATTTTACCGGATTCCAACCCCAAGAACAATCTATTGAAATCAAAAATAGTATTGATCTTAAGCATAAAGAACTTAGACCAAAGCACTACACAACTTCTGTTGATTTAGTTTTTGGTCCTGTTGTTAATGCAGATGCTACTGCTGATTTGAATTTTACTTCAATTGAAGGAATTAATGTAAGAAAAGCAAATGACGTTGTTACTCTTGATTATGCTGAGGTTGAGTGGTTGTCACAAACCTTTGCGACTAGAACTGAAAATGTAACTCCTTTCCTTGTTAGTTTCTGGCAAGGAACCATGGAGTTGACTCCAGCATCTGATACTTGGGTCGATCAAACAAGACTGGAAGCAAAAATTATCAATACTGAAGGTAACTATGCTGAGACCTTCAATAATGCCGTAGAGGCAGGTGATATTGATCCTCAGACTGGATTTGGACCAATCCTTTGGGATTCTTGGGAAACTAACTGGACTGGTGTTGATGTTGTCAACACCACTAGAGAAAGAACCGAAACTCAAGGTGGAGAGTGGAGGGGTGTTCTTTGGGGTGGAAGAGGTAGAACAGCGTTCGGCACTAGAACCACCACTACATTTAGAGAGGAAATTCGTCAAACTGTTGAAACTGGCGTAGAGAGCAGAACTGGAACTTCTCTTGCGATTACTGAGCAGTTTGACCAAACATCTGTGGGTGATCGTGTTGTAAGTAGAGATCTCATTCCATTCATGAGATCTAGAAACATTGAGTTTATTTCTAAGAGAGTAAAACCACTCACAAGACTTTATGCTTTCTTTGAGGGAGTTGATGTCAGTAAGTATTGTGTTCCAAAACTCCTGGAAATTGAAATGCTCTCTGGAACGTTTGAAGTTGGCGAAACTGTAACAGGAACAGTTGTTCAAACTGGTCTTGGACCAGACACAGAAAGCACCGCAGCAAGCATAACCTTTAGAGTTGCAGCAGCAAATCACAAAGAAGGTGCCTATAATATCCCAACAAAAATCTATCCAGAAAACCCATATGTTGCTGGACAAGATTTACCAGCGACATATTCTTCCACATCAACAGTTTTGAATGTTGATACTTTCTCTCTCCAAGCAGAAGTTCAGGGACAGTATCAAGGATATGTTGAGACTGGTATGACCCTTAGAGGATCTACCAGTGGTGCGAGAGCAAACATCACAAATGTTAGATTAATATCTGACATTGCTGCTCATATTGCTGGCAGTTTCTTTATTCCAGATCCAAACAACCTTAATCATCCAAGATTTGAAACCGGAACAAAGACCTTTGTTCTGATTAATGATGAGGATAATGATCAAGACCTCTGTACTACAATTTCGGAGGAAGCATTTAGTGCCTCTGGAACTCTGGAGACGGTTCAAGAAAATATTATCTCTGTTAGAAATGCTCGTGTTGAAAATAGACAACAATTCCAAAGTAGAAATGTCAACAGAACTTTGGGCACTGAGGTTGTTAGCAGTGAAGTAACTGGCAGAAGATCTGAGAGAGTTCAGATTGGTTGGTATGATCCTCTGGCACAATCCTTCCTCGTGGAGGATGAGACTGGAGTATTCTTGACTAGATGTGATGTCTATTTCAGAACGAAAGATGACATGGATATTCCTGTTGTCTTCCAAATTAGAACCATGAAGGATGGACTTCCTTCACAACATATCTTACCTTTCTCTGAGGTTGTTCTTGATCCCAATGACGTAAATATCTCTTCTGATGGATCTGTAGCAACATCATTTGTATTTAAAGCACCAGTTTACTTAGAGGGTGGAAATCAGGAGTATGCAATTGCTCTTGCTTCTAACTCTACCAAGTATACGGTGTATGTATCCAGAGTTGGAGAGAATGATCTTCTGACTCAAACCTTTATCTCTAACCAACCATATCTCGGATCTCTATTTAAGTCGCAGAATGCTTCCACTTGGGAACCAAGTCAGTGGGAGGATCTTAAGTTTAATCTGTATAGAGCAGACTTCATTGATAGTGGTTCTGTTGAGTTCTATAGCCCAGAATTGACTTCTGGTAATAATCAAGTCGCTAACCTTCAACCAAACTCTTTAGAGGTTAAGTCTAGAGAAGTTAGAGTGGGACTTGGAACAACCATCGGTGATAGCACATATGTTGTTGGTAATACGTTCTCTCAACTCGGAACCAACGCTACTGGTGACCTTACAGGCACTGCTGGTATTGCTACAGGAACACTCAATATCATCAACGCAGGTTTAGGATATACTCCAGCAAGTGGAAACTTCCAATTTAATGGTGTTGATCTGGTTACAGTTACTGGTAATGGTAGGGGTGCTAAAGCAGACGTTTACATTCAAAATGGCGTAGCGATTGCTGCAACTGTTGGAACAGGTGGATCTGGATATCAAGTTGGTGACGTGTTCACAGTCAGCACGATTGGATTAAGTTCTGTTGGACAAAACATGAGATTGTCCCTCCCAGGAATTGGAGTTACTCAAGAACTCATTCTCAATAACGTTCAGGGTGATTTTGTTGTTGGATCTGCAAATACGATTCAGTTTGTCAATTCTTCTGGAATTACTACAGACCTCAACTACTCTCTCGGAGGAGATGTACAAGTCTCTTCCATTAACGTTGTAAACGATGGTCTGCATATCAAGGTTAATCATAAAAACCATGGTATGTATTTTGATGATAACAGAGTATCAATCTCTGGTGCTCTCCCCGATGTAAGACCAACTAAGTTGAGCACCGCGTATGGTGCTGATGCGACAACAGCAATTTCTGTTGATAGCGCATCCGTATTCTCCACATTTGAAAATGTTGGCGTTGGAACAACTAATAAAGGATACTTATTGATTGGTAGTGAAGTTATTGAATATGATAATGTTAGTGGAAATAACATTGGTGGAAACATTGTAAGGGGATCTAATCCTATTACATATCCTGTTGGAACTCCAGTTTATAAGTATGAGATGGGTGGAGTTAATCTTCAAAGAATTAACAGAACACACAATCTCAATGACACGACTGTTTCAAATCCAATCGACTTTGACTCTTACAACATTAAGATCGATACTAGCAGTGTAACTGGAACTGGCAGAAGCACTGACGTTGGATATCCAACTCTGTATCTCAATGGTACAAAGAGTACTGGTGGATATAATGTTAAGGCAACACAAAACATTCCTTTTGAGATCATTACACCATCCGTACAGAATGTAACTGTAGAAGGAACTTCTCTTACCGCAGAACTCAGAAGCACTACTTCTAAGAGTTTGAGTGGAAATGAACTTCCTTATCTGGATACTGGATTTGAATCAATTGCTCTCAATCAAGCAAACTACTTGGATTCGCCAAGAATGATCGCATCTAAAGTTAATGAAGATGCTAAACTTTTGAATACAACAGGACAGAAGTCAATGAATATGAGACTTCTTATGAATACTACGGATTCTAGAGTATCTCCAGTGATTGATGGTCAGAGAGTAAGTGCAGTCCTTACTTCTAACAGAGCAAATAGCATCATTACAAATTATGCTACTGATGCTAGAGTCAATGTGATTGAAAATGACCCAACAGCATGTCAGTATATTTCTAAAGAAATTGTTCTTGAGCAATCAGCTTCTTCAATTAAGATTCTTGTTGAAGCACATGCCACTGCCAACGCAGATGTTAGAGCGTTCTACGCGGTTAATGCAAATCCAGGAAAAGAACCAATCTTTATTCCTTTCCCTGGATATTCAAACTTGAATGAAAGAGGTCAAGTAATTGATGCCAAGAACAATAATGGTGAGTCTGATGTATTCATGACCAAATCAAATAGATATGCTTTTGAGTCACAAAACTTAGACTTCAAAGAATACACATTTACGGTTGATGATTTGCCTGAGTTTAGAACTTATAGAATTAAACTTCTTCTGACATCTACAAGTCAGGTTCATGTACCTAGAGTAAGGAACCTGAGAGTTATCGCACTTGCTTGATTATGGATACCAACTATACAATTGAAGGACATGGGGATCTCGCCAGAGATCCCGAATCTAATTCCATCGTGAATGTGAATGAATTTGAATATAATCAGTATCTCGCTAGGAGGAAATCAAAGTCTAAAGAGACTCAAAAGGTACAGACAATTGAGGATGATCTTGCTAATATGAAAGGTGAGTTGAATGAAATCAAGTCGTTACTAAAGGAGTTAATCAATGGATCCTGATACTATTGAACTGAAAAATCTTTCAAAGATGTTTGCATATTCGCAACTCGCATCTGAGATAGATAGTTGTGATGATCGTGACACTCTTAGAAATATTGCAAAATCTTTTTGCAAACTTTATTATAAGCAACAAGAAACAATGCAGATCGTAGGACTATCAAATGGCGAGTAAGAATATCACCTTTGATCCAGATGCTGGTGTACCAAAGGGTGTTAATTTAACGATTCATACTGGCGCGGATTTTACTACTAATTTTAATGTAGTTGATACTTCCAATGCTGCTTTCAATTTTACTGGTTACAGTGGATCTGCTCAGATGGCAAAGAGTGTTGCTGTTGGGGCAACTCTAGGAGTCACCACAAGTTTTACTGTTGGATTTACCAGTGCGTATGATGGTAAGTTTAAAATTTCTCTGGGTTCTACGGACACTAGGAATTTAAAAGAGGGACGTTATGTATACAACGTTCTGGTCAGTTCTGGTAGCACAATCTATAGTATTGCGAACGGCAATGTTTTAGTCATTGCTGGAATATCTTCTGCCCCCTAAATATTGTATAGGAGAATAGTGGTTAAATGGCACAACCGTCAAGTAGGGCAGACTTAATCAATTACTGCAAGAGACAACTTGGTGCTCCTGTTTTAGAGATTAACATCGCTGATGAACAGGTAGAGGACATCATTGATGATGCTCTCCAGTATTTTCATGAGCGTCATTTTGACGGTGTTATTCAGACATATCTGAAGTATAAGATTACTGAGGACGATATAAATCGTGGTAGAGCAAGAGGTGTTAATGATAATGCCGTAGGTATTGTCACGACCACTGCGACCACCACTATCGCGGGGACAGCAACCACGTTCTCATACGAAGAGAATAGTAATTTCTTAGAGATACCACCAGCAGTTATTGGTATCAATAAAATTTTTAGATACGATGGATCTGAGACCACCACTAACAACATGTTTAGTGTTAAGTATCAGATGTTCTTGAATGATATGTATTATTTCGGATCTACCGAAATTCTCACATATGCGATGACGAAGAGATATTTGGAAGATCTTGATTTTGCTCTGAATACTGAGAAGCAAATTAGATTCAATCAAAGACAAGACAGACTTTATCTTGATGTTGATTGGGGTGATGTCAAGAAGGACGATTACTTTATTATCGATTGTTATAGGTTGATTGATCCCAATGATTTTAGTAGAGTCTTTAATGATTCATTCTTGAAGAGATATGCTACCGCACTGATGAAGAGACAGTGGGGTCAGAACTTAATCAAATTCCAAGGAGTCAAACTTCCTGGTGGAATAGAGTTAAATGGAAGACAGATTTATGATGACGCACAGAAAGACTTGGAAGTAATCCGAGAGCAGATGTCTTCTACTTACGAACTTCCACCTTTAGATATGATCGGTTGATATTATGCTTAACCCGTTCTTTCAACAAGGTGCTAGGACAGAGCAGAATCTGCTCCAAGATCTAATCAACGAACAGTTGAAGATGTATGGGGTTGAGGTTCATTATCTGCCCAGAAAATACGTCACAGAGAATTCTATAATCAGAGAGGTTGTACAATCAACTTTTGATGACGCATATCCCATTGAAGCGTATGTAGAGAGTTTTGATGGATACGGGGATAACCCAACGTTACTGTCTAAGTTTGGTATTCAAGCGACGAATGAGATTACTCTGATTATTTCAAAGGAAAGATATGAGACTTACATCTCACCTCTGATTAAGAATGAGCAGAACATTAAACTCTCATCCAGACCAAAAGAGGGAGACTTAATTTATTTTCCTCTGGGAGATCGTCTATTTGAGATTAAGTATGTTGAGCATGAGAAACCATTTTATCAGTTACAAAAGAATTATGTTTATGAACTGAGATGTGAACTCTTCCGTCTTGGTGATGAACTCATCGATACTGGGGTCGATAATATTGATGATGTTCTTCTTGGGGATGAAGCAACTGGTGTTAATGAAGATGGAATCCCAACATTGATTGGACCGTCTCAGACTCTTACTTTGGTTGGAACCGGAGTAACAGCAGAGGCAACAATCTCTCTGTTTGATCATGGTATTCAGAGGTTTGTAATTTCTGATAGGGGAAGTTCTTATCTCAATCCGCCAAGAGTGGCAATATCTTCAGCACCAGATGGTGGAAGAATTGGTATTGCTACGGCTAGACTTCTTACAGGAATCGCTGCTTGTTCTAATACAATCGCAAATCCAAGTCTTGGTGTGGTTCAGGAAGTTCTGTTGATTGACCCAGGTGCTGGATATGCGACTACCAACCCACCATCAGTGAACTTCTTTGCTGCCACTAATGACAATGGTGCAGGGGCAGCAGCAACATCAGTCATCAACACTGGAATTGTTGGTCTTGCTACTATCACTAACCCTGGTGCTGGATACACTGTAAACCCAACAATTACATTCACAGGAGTCTCTACGGTCTCTGCTGCTGCAACTGCTATTGTAAGCGCAGCAGGAACCATCTCAGCAATCTACTTCAGCAACTCTGGTGCTGGATATACTGCTCTACCAACCATCACCATTTCAAATCCAGATCTTACTTCCACAGGTTCATTCACGTTTAACGAAATTGTCACTGGATCTATTAGTGGAACCACGGCAAGAGTCAAGACTTGGAACTCTGTTACTAATGAGTTGGAGGTCTACACTGTCAGTGGTGATTGGACTGTTGGAGAGAAAATCGTTGGATCTTCTTCCGGCGCATCACATCAACTGAGAGTCATTAGTCTTGATCCAGTGGATGATGGATTCGCAGATAATATCAACATCGAAACCCAAGCAGACGCCATTCTGGACTTCTCTGAGCAGAATCCCTTTGGAATACCCTAAATAAACTCACAAGGAATCTAAAAAATGTTTGAGTATTTTTATAACGAAATTTTGAGGAGAACCATTATATCTTTTGGTACTCTTTTTAATGGACTGACAATCAAAACTACCAATGCAGATGATGATGTTGTCAACATCACCAGGGTTCCTTTGGCTTATGGTCCTACTCAGAAATTTCTTGCGAGATTAGAACAGCAAGCAGATCTGAATAAAGCAACTGCGATGACATTACCAAGAATGTCATTTGAGTTTACTGGACTGACTTACGATCCTGCTAGAAAGGTTTCCACAGTTCAGCAGTTCGTGGTAAAGGATCCAGACGATGAGTCTGAGTCCAAAAAAGCATACATGCCAGTTCCTTACAATATGTCATTTGAACTGGCGATCATGACCAAGTTGAATGATGATGCTCTACAGATTGTGGAGCAAATTTTACCATACTTCCAACCATCATATAACCTGACAGTTGAATTGGTTGGGTCTATTAACGAGAAGAGAGATATTCCTATTGTCCTAGAAAGCATCTCAATGCAGGACGATTATGAGGGAGATTACACCACCAGACGTGTTCTTCTTTATACCTTGAGATTTACTGCTAAAACATTCATGTTCGGTCCTGTATCCTCTGCTACGAAGGATATCATCAAGACCGCAAAGATCAACTACATCTCTGGAGATTCCAGAAGCACAACTCGCGATATTACTTACAGTGCCACTCCAAGAGCAATCAAGGATTACACTGGAGAAGTCGAAACAACGATTACAGAAGACATTACCACATCAACAAGAGCATTCGATGTTGTTGATGCTAGTGGTCTTACTGCTAAGACTTACATTGAAATTGAAGGAGAAGAATTGTTCATTAACTCCATCAATGGAATTAGACTTAA